ACAATTCTTGCGTCAACCCCCGAAATGCAGAAGATTCTTTCGCTCTCTCAACTTCAGGATTCAAACGCAGGTCTTGATTTTCAGGTTCAGGATTCAAACGCAGGTTTTGATTTTCAGGCTACGGGCAGAATATTTACACCTCTCGGTGCAAGCCTTTTTCACACTCCCGAACTTGAGGGCGGTAAGATTATCGGTCTTGACAAAAACTGTGCGCTTGAAATGGTTCAGGCAGGCGGTGTTGTTACAGATTACGACAAGCTTATTGACCGTCAGCTTGAAAGAGCCGCAGTTACCTGTACCGCCGGTTTTTCAAAAATCTTTACAGAGGCGTCAAAGGTGATGAGCTGTTAAGGAGGGATTGCCTTGAACATTGCAAACATTACAAAGCGTTTTGCATTATACAGCGGTATTGACGGTGCTGAAACTTACAAATGGAAGAGCATTATTGACGATGCCGTGGTGTATGTTAATTCGATTGTTACGAAGGGAAATCTTTCGGAAGATGACGAATTAAGACTTGAAAACCTGTGTGCCGTTTACGCGTTTAAGTTGTATTCCCTTTGCAATGATGACAGCATTTCTTCTTTTTCCGCAGGTGATTTGAAAATTTCATCATCTGCGGACGGCGAAAGCCGTGCCGAAAAGCTGTGGAGGGAATATGCCGACAAGTCGCAGGACCTTATCGGCAGAGAAAAATTTTTGCTTGGGGTGATATGATGAATATTTCACCGTCTATCGGGAAAATATTAAACAGATACGGCTGTGATGTTACCGTTAAAAACGGCGGTAAATCGGTTAGGACAAAGGCCTTTATTTCACCTTTGAGATACAACAGCAATCAGAATTATGACAGTGTACGGCATAAACTGGGTATGAGAAAAACAAAGCTGTTTTTATTTATTGCACCGCCCGATGTTCTGCTTGATTCGGAAAAAAGCGTAATAGAAAGTGAAAACGGTAAATATACTGTTAAAAGGTGCGAAAAATATTATGTGAAGGACAATCCGATTTATGTAAGGGCTGTTCTGTGTGCATACAGAGAAGAAACGAGGGATGATTTTGAATCGAATTGAGAAACAGGTTGACCGTATTATTGCAGGATTAAAGGTAAATGAGGCTTTGAAAAATGTCAGATTTATAAGAGAATACGGCTCTGATGAAGCACCGTCACCCGTGAACGGAATGATTGCCGTTGTGTCGGTGAGAGATATGTCAACGGAGAAAAGCTATATCGGCGGATACCTTTCGCCGTCTATCAAGGGTGAAAGTTACAACGCCGGAGTTGAAATCAGGGTGTATGCTCCTGCAACCGAGAACGGAAGCGGTCTTTCGGAAGTGGTAAGTGAAATTCTTCTCGGACTTAAAACTGCCGATGCGGAAAAGACGATTACCCACAGCGAGGCGGCGTCAATTGAATTTGATCCCGATATGAACGCAATTTACAGAACGGTGAGTTTTAATATGGAATTCTGTCTTTGCGAGGAGGTTTAAATGGACGGCTTTGAATTTGAAAATTGCGGAAATGCCGTGTTGAAATGTGAGGGGAAAATTCTCGGCGGCGTTGAAAAGGCAACCTGTACAAGAAAGAACTCCTTCACGGAAATCAAGGAATTTTTCAATGACAAGCCTGTTGAAAGGATTGTTTCAAATGAATGGGAACTTACCTTTGTGATGAAGATTACGGATAAAACTCCGTTTTTGGAGCGTGACAGCTTTAAGAGTCTTGAACTTGACCTTGCAAAGAAGAAAATCATTTACACGGATTGCAAAGTGCTTGAATTTTCAAGCGTTACTCAGGGCAGCGGAAGTATTCTTGCAACCGTGAAAATCAGTGCCTACGAGAGGAAAATTATATGAATGATAAAAATTCAGACGAACTTTACAGGCTTGCGGAGTCTGAGAACGGCGGTAAAGATACCGAAATGTTCGGTGAATTCCTTGAAAGGGAAAGCCGTCGTTACAGTCGCAGACTTGACGAAGAAGAGGAGGCGAAAAGCCTATGAAACCGGTGCCGATGAAATTCGGTGAATATGTGTGGCATCACAATCCGCAGAATATCAGCTTTGAATGTGACAGGAGCGTTGCAGAAATGAAAAGTCCGTTCGGCGAATCTTCCGTTCAGGATATGGGGCGGAAGAATATGAAAATCAGCGGTTCGGGACAGCTGTACGGCGAGGATTGTGCAGAACAGTTTGAAAGGCTGTTTGAGGTGTTCAAAAACAGCGGAAAGGAAGTGCTCTCCGTGCCAAATCTGCCGAGCATTTATGCTGTGTTTGAAAAGCTTGAAATAAAGGGTGAGCCAAAGCCGAATGTGCTTGAATACAGCTTTGTGTTCCGTGAGGTTATGGAGAAAAAGCAGAAAACGGTAATTACATATTTTGACTGTGAAAACGGACAAACCCTGTGGGATGTTGCATACAAAACAGGGGTGAAAATTGACGAGCTTGTGCGGCTGAATCCCGATGTTAAGTTCCCCGATGAAAACCTCGGAACAAGGAGGGTTAAGCTGTGCTGACTTACTTTTTTACTGATAAAAACGGCAAAAGGTATGAAATAAAAAATGTTCTCACGACAGAAATTTCGGCAGATGTCGATGTGCCTGCCGATGAGCTTGTGATGACTGTGCCGTATGACGAGAAGTTCGGAAATGCCGATATACTTGAGGCTTATGACGGCAAGTCGCTTGTGTTTGTGGGACAGGCTGACGAGATTGTCAGCATTGTGAGAACCGACGGTGCGATTGTAAGGCTGAGTGCAAGAAGTCTTGCCGGAAGGCTTCTCGACAATGAGGCAGAGCCTGTTACATATGTGAACCCGGCGGCAAAGTTCATTTTTGAAAGGCATTTAAAGCCGTTCGGAATTGTCGGATATGACGGTGACGAACATCCGTTTATGGGTACAATCAAAATTGAAAAGGGCATGACCGAGTGGCAGGTGCTTGAAAAATTCTGCAACGGCAGATACGGCAAAAATCCGAGAATTACGGGTGCGGGATTTGCTTTGATGTGCGGAACTTACGGCGGTGCAAAGCCGATTGTGTTCGGCAGAAACGGAGTAGGCTACACATCTCTCCGTGAGTACATAAAGCCGTGCAAGGTGATTTCGCAAATCAAACTACGCACCGAGGAATACGGCGGTTACAAGAGCGTTATAAGCAACAAATGCGTTGACAGGATTAAAAGGGTGAGATATGTAAACGCTTTTCTCGACAACAATGCGGTAAAAACAGCCGACAGGATGATTGAAAACGGCAACAGGCAGAGCTTTGAAATAATGCTTGAATGTGCAGAATGTCTGTGCGGAGTTGTCGGCAGAAGGGCTGTGATTGATGACTCCCTCATCGGAAAAAGAGAGGGCTTGATTGTGAAAAGCATTAAATATTCACTTGGGAAAAACGGTGAAAGCACAACGGTTGTGCTTGGAAAGGAGAACGGCGATGTGGCTGATGAATTACATAACTAAAAATTCGATTACCGCCCCGAAAGCCGAAAAGGGCGGTGTGAAAAGTTCCGGAAACACGGTTTCGGTGGATTCCTCGGAAGAACACAGGGGGATAAAATGTTGCGTGCCGTATGGCTTTGCAAGCGTTGTTCCCGTGGGAGAGTCGGCGGTTGTTTTGCCGCTTGCTAACGGCGAAGTGAGCCTTGGCGTGCTTGCGAAAAATGTTGAACTTGATGAGGGCGAGGTTATGCTCTCGTCAAAGGGCGGAGCGAGTATTGTGCTGAAAAATGACGGCAGGGTTCTTATCAACGGCAAGGCGGTGTAGTATGAGGGATACGATGATTAAAAACGGTGATATCGTTATCGGCTCTTCGGGCAATACGGTATTGCTTGAGGGGAGTGACGCAAAATTCCAACAGGCTGTGCTTTGCATTTCGGCAAAACTCGGCGGATTTGTCTATGACAGAAATTTAGGTTCAAAGGTGCTTTTGCAGGACAAAACACTCTCGGCAAAGCAGACTGAACTGCTTGCCAATGAATCGCTTGCAAAAATGAAAAATACCTATGCAAGCGTTAAGTCGGTTGGCAGACAGATTACGATTGACCTTACGGTTGACGATCTTACAAGGAAGGTGCAGATAAATGGAAACCTATGATGAAATTTACGGCAGAATGAAGAATGCCTATGAGCATGAAACGGGTTACAGCTTTAACGAGGTGAGCGACATTGCAATCAGGCTCAAGGTGCTTGCCGGCGAGATTTTTAAGCTACAGACGAATCTTGAATGGTGGAAAAGACAGATGTTTGCAGTGAGTGCAAGCGGTGAATGCCTTGATAAACTCGCATCGCAGAGAGGTATTGAACGCAAAAAGGCGATGAAGTCAACGGGCGAAATTACCTTCAATATTTCTCAGCCGTGCAGTCACGATATTATAATTCCAAAGGGGTGCGTTGTGGCTACTGCCGACCTTGTGCCGATACGATTTGTTACGACCGAGGATGAAGAAATCAGTGCCGGCAACACTCTTGTGAGTGTTTATGCCGAGGCTGAACAGGCGGGAAGTAACGGTAATATCGGGCTTGGCTGTGCGGTTGTTCCCGTAAGTGTGCCGACAGAGATTGAAACGGTTACAAACCGTGAGAAATTTACAGGCGGTTGCGATGCCGAAACGGACGATGAACTTCGCAAACGCATAAGAGATACATATATAAATACCTCCAACGGCACGAATGCGGCATATTACGAACAGCTTGCACTCACGGTTGACGGTGTTGCAAAGGCGAGTGCCATCGGCAAAGCGAGGGGCGTAGGTACGGTTAATGTCTATGTCACGGGTGCGGATGCATCATTGGGTACGAATGTTGTTGCAAGGGTTCAGTCGCTTTTGGAAAAGCAGAGAGAGCTTAATGTTGATGTTATTGTGGCGAATGCCCAGCGTACCGCTTGCAATATGAGTGTTGTTGCCTATGCGGAGGACGGATATTCTTCAGGTGAAGTCAAGGAGTTGCTCAAAAATGCCTTTGCGGAATATGTGAATTCAATCCCTATCGGCGGAACTTTCAGATTGTCGGAACTCGGTGCAAGACTGATTGACACGGGTTGTATAACCAACTACAACTGGAACACGGATATGCAGGATGTGACGGTGGCAAAGTCGCAATGTTTTACTGTCGGTACAGTTACGATTGGGGTGAAGTGATGAACAGCTTTGATTCGATGAAAACGAAATTGGAATGTACGGGGCTTTACAAAGTTACGGTAAAATCAAATATCAGAGCGGAACTTTTGGCATATGCGGAGGGTTTGAACACGGAATTTGATATGCTTGAAGCTATGGAACGGGAGTTGTTTATTGACACAGCGGAAAACTGCGGGATTACCGAAAGGGAAAGATTTGTCGGTAAAATCAATGCCGATTATCCGCTTGAAAAACGAAGGGAAATGCTTAAAATATCTGAGCAGAAGGTTGGCGGAAAATGCACTCCCGACGATTTCAAAAGAATTGTCAGAGGTTACGGTGTGGAAAATTTTACAATTGCTGAAGCTCCCACAAGAAACCGTGTGGACATTAAAATTTCGGATACAAAAACAGACGCAGAGAAGAAGCTCATAGAAAAGCGTGTGAAAGCAGATTTTCCGTTACATCTTAATGTGATAATTTCTTATGTAAATGCATAAAATCCTGATTAAAATTTTAATCAAGCTATGTTAATAAATTTTGCAGCTTTGCAAAACCATTTAAATAATTAAATAACCATGACCAAAAATAAAAATGACAAGTTGAAAAATCTCAGCTTGTCATTTTTCTGTTTGTGTATTTTATTTTTCAGTATAAACTTTTTGTTGACTTTATTTGTGTGTGGATGTACAATGTATAACAAATGATATATAACTAATGTTATTAAACGGAGTGATAATATGCCGCCAAAGCCAAAGTTCGGCAAAGCTGAAATTATAAATGCAGGATTGACGATTGCTAAAAATGAGGGGTTGGATCAAGTGACTGCAAGGTCAATAGCCAAAACGCTCGGAAGTTCGGTTTGTCCTGTGTTTTCGTATTTTGATAATATGGAACATCTCAAAAACGAAATAGTTGTTGCCGCAAAAGCAGAATATAAAAAATATGTCAAAAAAGGTCTTTGCGAAGATGTTGCTTTTAAAGGGGTCGGCAAACAGTACATACTTTTTGCTGTGCAAGAGCCGAAACTTTTCAGACTTTTGTTTATGAGTGAAAAGGAAAGTGTTCCGAATTTGTCGAGTATTCTTCCTGAAATAGATGAAAGTTATGAGCAAATACTGAACTCAATAGTTGACGGCTACGGATTTTCAACTGAAAAAGCGGAATGGCTCTACAAACATCTGTGGATTTATACGCACGGAATTGCCACGCTTTGTGCCACTAAGATGTGTCGGTTTACAGATGATGAAATAAGCAAAATGATGACTGAGGTGTGCAAATCTCTGATTGTTACCCTTATGAGAGGTGATATCTGATGATTGAAGTTAAAAATTTGACAAAATATTACGGCAAAGGCGAAAGCAGATTTAAGGTGTTGGATAACATAAATTTAAAAATTGCACAAGGGGATTTTGCCGTAATTCTCGGCGCTTCGGGTTCGGGAAAGTCAACATTACTGAATGTTCTTTCGGGACTTGAAAAAGCCGACAGCGGAGAAGTTTGTTTGGACGGAAAAGATATTTGCAATATGAGTGAAAGCGAACGCACAAAATTTCGCAGAGATAATGTAGGCTTTATTTTTCAGCAGTACTATCTTTTGCCGAATATGAATGTCGATAAAAATGTCCGTATGGGTGCAGATTTGGCGTCAAACAGCGATTACAGAAAAATTATAAGTGCCGTCGGACTTGATGACAAAGTTAAAAAATATCCCGGAGAACTTTCGGGCGGAGAGCAACAGCGAGTGGCAATTGCCAGAGCGCTTGCCAAAAAGCCTACCGTGTTGTTCCTTGATGAGCCGACAGGTGCGCTTGATGAAAAAACAGGCAGACAGGTGCTTGATGTGATTACAAAATTGCAGTCGGAACAGGGATTTACGATGATTATGGTAACGCATAACATTAATATTGCCGAAATGGCGAATACGGTGATTAAGGTGAGTGACGGAAAAATTGCCGAAGTGTATAAAAATGATGTGCGTAAATCTGCATTTGAAATAGGTTGGTGATTTTGTGATTGTCGGAATAAAAGATATAGTAAAAATGGCGGCTATCTCTGTTGTGTCATTATGTGCCGTGTTTGTGTGTGCTTTATTTGTGAATTACGGCATTGACATTGCGTCGGTTGAAGCGCTTATAACAACCCCCGAAGCACAAATGATGTATGATGCGCAGATTGCAACATCAAAAGTGATTGTAGGTGCATCGGGCGGCAGTCTTGCATTTACTTCGGTCATTCTCTTGATTTTCTACATTAAAAATTACATAGACAGTCACGGCAAAGAGCTTGGTATATTAAAAGCTTTGGGATATTCCGAGATCAGCATTGCCTGCCGCTTGTGGGTGTTTGCCTTGAGCGTGTTTGTGGGAACTTCTCTCGGTTATGCCGTTGCAAGTGTGTATATGCCTCGACTGTACGAACTTCAAAATAATCTTAGCCTTTTTCCCGAATTTAGTCCGAAATTTCACTTTGAAGTTTTGGTTATTCTCGTGATTTTGCCGACTGTATTTTTTGCGTTGATTTCAATTTTTTATGCTTTTGTAAAGTTGAAAATGCCTGCGGTCAATATGCTGAAAGGAATTGAAAAACAGCCGAAAAAAGTTAAAAAGGTTAAAGTCGATGATTTTAGCTTTTTAAAAGATATGAAGAGAAATACCCTGAGAAGCAGAAAAATACTGGCGTTTTTTGCAGGATTTTCAGCGTTTTGTTTTTCGGCAATGTTGCAGATGTCGGTATCTATGGGCGAATATGCGAGCGATGAAATGGGATTTATTGTGCTGTTGATAGGTCTTACGCTTGCATTTGTGACCTTGTATTTGTCGCTGTCAAGCGTGGTAAAGGCTAATCAAAAGACAATTGCCATGATGAAAGTTATCGGCTACTCGCAAAAAGAGTGTGCAGATTCAGTGATTAATTGCTACAGACCGATTGCGGCTGTCGGCTTTGTTATAGGCTCGTTATATCAGTATTTGCTGATGAATACGATGGTCAATGTGGTGTTTTCCGATTTGCTCGGAGTTAAACCCAAGTATAGCTTCGATTGGAATAGCTTTTGGATTACACTTGTGCTTTTTGTAGTAATCTATGAGGGCGCAATGATGTTCTTTTCACACCAAATAAAAAATCAGTCCGTAAAATCCGTTATGCAGGAATAAAAAACCGCTCTCATATTCGAGAGCGGTTTTTAGGTTAATTCAAAATATATGTCAACTGTAATTGACAATTTGTTCAAGGGAAAAGAGAAGTGTGCCACTTGATTTTGTATCGGCTTTTATCTTTTCATCAAAACCGTTTTCAGAGAACAGTGCATAATAAAACTGTGTCTTTTCCTTCAATGGTGTTAATTTTGCAAGTGTGTTCAGATATTCTGCATAGGTAAATGCTTCTTTTTTGAATTTGCATTCCCCAACTAAATAATTTTCTGCTTTTTGGTCGATACATAAAATATCTATTTCTGTTTCTCCGATTCTAAGTCCGTTTGCTGTGTTTTTATCCCTTATTGTTGTCTTTCCTGTCCACCATCTGAATTGTATTTATCGTTCAGAAATTTTAGCTCGGTTTCTCTGCCTATAAACATAAAAACACCTCTTATGCTATCTAATCTTGATTTACTAAATCGTGATTTGGTATTATTATACCCAAGAACAAATGTAAAATCAATAGATTTTGCAAAAACAATAAAAAATTTCAAAATACGCCGTTATATAAATTGTGGGAAACCTTTAAAGATTTTTATAAGATATAAAAAGACCTTGCAGAGTAAAATCTGCAAGGTCAAATTTATATCAGGAATAAACTTGTATTAAGTTACCTATCAATACATCCTGTGTGTGGATTACTTGTTTGCAATAGCAGCCTGAGCAGCAGCAAGACGAGCAATCGGAACACGGAACGGTGAACATGATACATAGTCAAGACCAATCTTGTGGCAGAACTCAACAGAAGAAGGATCGCCGCCGTGCTCACCGCAGATACCAACATGGAGCTTGTTGTTTACAGGCTTACCAAGTTTGATAGCTGTTTCCATGAGCTTGCCAACGCCTGTCTGATCAAGCTTAGCGAACGGATCGTTCTCGAAGATCTTAGCATCATAGTAAGCGTTGAGGAACTTACCTGCGTCATCTCTTGAGAAGCCGTATGTCATCTGTGTAAGGTCGTTAGTACCGAAGCAGAAGAAGTCAGCTTCCTTAGCAATCTCATCAGCTGTAAGAGCAGCTCTTGGGATTTCGATCATTGTACCAACTTCGTACTTGAGGTCGATGCCTGCAGCAGCGATTTCAGCGTCAGCTGTTTCAACAACAACCTTCTTAACGAACTTGAGTTCCTTAACATCGCATACGAGCGGAATCATGATTTCAGGCTCAACTGTCCAGTCTGCGTGTGCCTTCTGAACATTGATAGCAGCACGGATAACTGCCTTTGTCTGCATCTTTGCAATTTCAGGATATGTTACTGCAAGACGGCAACCACGGTGACCCATCATTGGGTTGAACTCGTGGAGTGAAGCGATGATTGTCTTAATGTCTTCAACGCTCTTACCCTGAGCAGCTGCGAGCTTCTCGATGTCAGCTTCCTCTGTAGGAACGAACTCGTGAAGCGGCGGATCAAGGAATCTGATTGTTACAGGATTGCCTTCGAGTGCCTCATAAAGAGCCTCAAAGTCGCCCTGCTGATAAGGAAGAATCTTGTCAAGAGCAGCTTCTCTTTCTTCAACTGTATCTGAGCAGATCATCTCTCTGAATGCAGCGATTCTGTCCTCTTCAAAGAACATATGCTCTGTACGGCAAAGACCGATACCTTCAGCACCGAGCTCACGAGCCTTCTTAGCGTCAGCAGGTGTATCAGCGTTTGTTCTAACCTTAAGAGTTCT